TGTGTCGCCTATCTCGACAAGATCCTCGCAGAGTTACCCGCCTAGCCGATTGCCGGCCGGTTGGCGACCGGCACCCCCCTCCCGACCAAAACGAAAGGCCACAACGATGGCGAAGGCAAAGTCCCGTAGGAAGACGAAGGCGAACGCCGATCAGTTCAAGGGCAACAAGAAGGACGGCGACAAGGCGAAGCCGAACGCCGATCTCGAGAACGTCGCCAAGCTCGCCAACTCCGCCAAGGCCAACGGCGCGACGAACGGTGGCCACAACAGCAGCGCTGTCGTGACGGGCATCAGCGACGAAGAGCTGCAGCAGCTGACGCAGCAGTGCATCGATGCCGATGCCGAAGTCCAGACGGCACGCAAGCTGGTCGACAAGAAGATGGGCGTCTATCGCAACGCCCTCAAGGTCGCCAAGTCGAAGGGCGCTCCGAAGGAGGAGATCGAAGAATATATCAAGATGCGCAAGTTCCGCGCGAAGTTCGGCGACGGTGCGATCATCTCCCAGCATCGCAATCTCGGCCGTATCGGGCGCGTGATGGGCGATCAGACCATCGTCAAGTTCAACCTCTACTCTCTCTTGGAAGAGGGCGACGCGCTCAACGGCGTGAAGCAGGAGGGCAGCGAGCCCATCGAAAAGCTCGACGCTGAGCTGCAAGGCCAGAACGCCTTCCGGCACGGCAATCCCAGGTCGGGCAACAAATACACGCCCGGTTCGGAAGAGTACGCGCAATGGGATACGGGCTGGCTGAACGCCGAATACGCGTTCATGAACCCCGACAATCCGGTGCGTCCGGTCGCGCCGGCGGCGGAAGTCGCGGAGACGGCGGCAGCCTGATGTCCCGACTGTTGGCCCTCGATATCAGCAACAGCGTCGGCTGGGCGTTGCTCGAGCGCGGGTGCGATCCGCGCTGGGGCACCTGGCCGATGCCGGTCGAGACGGTCGAACGGTACGAACGACGCGGCGCTGCGCTGTGGCATTGGCTGCAGGAATCGGTTTCGGTGTTCCAGCCGCACGCGATCGCCGCAGAAGCGCCGCTGATCCCGAACAGCCACAACCCGGTGAGCACGACGACAGACACCGTCATCTTCCTGAGCGGCAGCGTTTACATCGCGGGGGCCGTCGCCGGTGATCGCGGGCTGCGCTTCGAACGCGTGCACCACGACGACGCCAAGATCGCCCTTCTCGGCACGGCTCGGAACGTCAAGAAGATCGACATGATCGCCGCCTGCTTCGAGCGTGGCTGGAGGGTCCAGAACGACCATGAGGCAGACGCGATCGGCGTCGGCCTTCACATCTACGACGAAATCTTCCCGCCGCGAGCCGCCGCATGAGCACGTTTCCGCGCCATCACCCTTTGATCATCGGCATCGATTCCGCGACGGACGACGACAAGACCGGTTTCGCGATATTCGGTGCCGCGCACCCTGGCGGCATCGTCATCCTTGATGTTTCCGCTGCCTGCGAGGCCTTCGCGCCGCGCCAGCGTGAGGCGAAGCAGGTCGTGCCTTCGGCAGTCGAATTCAAAGACAAGAAGGGCGCCCGATGAAGCTCCGTCCGGAAACGCCCACGATCTCCGACGTGGAGATCCTGCACGGCCATCTTTTCTGCGGACTGGGCGGCGGAGCCAAGGGCTTCAATCGTGGGCAGGCGAGGGTGGGCAACCTGCGTGCTCGCTTCGTCTGCGCTGGCGGCATCGACGTCGACCCTGCGGCGATCGCCGATTTCGAGCGCGCGTCGGGTGCCAAGGGCACCGTGCTCGATCTCTTCTCGCGCCAGCAGTACATCGACTTCTGGGGCAAGGAGCCTCCAGCGGATTGGCGCGAGGCCACGCCTGCGGACATCCACCGCGCGATGGGCGGCCGTCGCCCCCATATCTTCTTCCTGTCCGCGCCGTGCAAAGGCTTCTCGGGGCTGCTAGCCGAGACGATCAGCAAGACCGCGAAGTACCAGGCCCTCAACGGCCTCACGCTCCGCGGCGTCTGGCTCGCGCTGGAGGCCTACAAAGACGATCCGGTCGAGCTTTTCGTGTTCGAGAACGTGCCGCGCATCGCCAAGCGCGGCCGCGGACTGCTCGACAAGATCGAGGCGCTGTTCCACGCGTATGGCTATGTCATCGCGGAGACGACGCACGACTGTGGCGAGCTCGGGGGTCTCGGCCAGAGCCGCAAGCGCTTCCTGCTGGTCGCGCGTCATCGCGAGAAGGTGCCGAACTTCCTCTACCAGCCGGAGAAGAAGCGTCTTCGCGGCGTGGGCGAAGTCATCGGCCGATTCCCGGTGCCTGGTCCCGATCTCGTTCTTCCGATGCACCGGATGCCCGCGCTGCAATGGAAGACATGGGTGCGGCTCGCGTTCGTGGAAGCCGGCTCAGACTGGCGCTCCCTGAACCGACTCGCGGTCGAGAACGGCGTCCTGAAGGACTATGGCATTGCGCCGGATACGAGCTGGCGCGCGGGGGTGATGGGCGTCAACCAGTGGGACCAGCCGACCGACCTAATCGCAGGACGCAGCGGCCCGACAAACGGCAACTACAGCGTCGCCGACGTCCGGATCGAGGGCGCGCACCACACGGTTCTGGGCGTCAATGACTGGAACGAGGAGGGGGCGACCGTCCGCGGCGCGCACCGTCCGCAGAATGGCCGCTGCTCCGTCGCCGATCCGAGGACAGGCTTCGGCCCCCATACGCATCACAACGTTCTCCACGTGCACGGCTTCGACGACACTTCGAAGCTCGTCACCGGCGCCAATCATCCGTCCGGCGGCGCGCTCTCTGTGGCCGACCCGCGAGAAGTCCACGCCCAGGACTTCCACGGTCTCAAGGTCAACGAGTGGGAGGGCAAGCCAGCCGGCGGAGTGACCACCCAGCGCAGTCCCGGCAGCAGCGCCCAGTCGGTGGCAGACCCGCGCGTGAGCGGGGAGCGCTCTGGACCCTTCGGCGTCAAGCCGTGGGAAGACGCACCATCCGGCACCATCGCCGGCGAGACGATGCCGTCGAACGGCCCGTTCGCTGTCGGCGATCCTCGTGTCGACGGCCACGAAAAGTCGGTACAGCTCGGCGTCCGATCGCACAAGAAGGCCGCCCCGACGATCAAGGGCGACATGTCGGTCGGTACCGGGCCGTATGCGATCGACGATCCGCGCATGCTCCGCAAGGTGTTCAACAACGTCTTCCGCATCGTGCCCTTCGAGGGCACATCACCGGCCGTCGCCGGCCCTGGTGGCAGCGGAGGAGGGCTGGGCGTCGCCGATCCCCGGTACGAGAATTGGCATGCGGGCGCGTCGTCGTCGAAGATGCGCGTGAACGAATGGGACGGCCGTGCGGCTGGTACCGTCACGGGCAGCCAGCAGCGTCCGGGGCGGTAATAGGTGCCAGCACGACAGGCAATGGCGCGTTCGCGGTGGCCGATACGCGGCCCGATTGCTTGAAGCAACAGGGCGATGCCTACCTCACGGCAGGCAACTACGGCGTCGAGCGCTGGATCGACCACGCCCATGCGGTCTCCGCGGCTGGCCAGCATGACAACAGCTACAACAGTGTCGCCGATCCGCGCGATGGCAGTGGCAACGTCGTCCAGTTCGCGCTCCCCAAGCCGAACGATCGGCTTGTGTGCTGCATTCGTGCGCTCGACGGGACCTGGCATCGCCCTTTCACCACCCTCGAGCTCGCCGCGCTGCAGAGCCTAGTCGATCCCGAAGAGATCCTGATCCTCGAGGGTTTGTCGGACAGCGCATGGCGCGAGCGCATCGGCAACGCCGTGCCGCCCGATGCCGCGGAAGCCATCGCCGGCGTCATGGGCCAGACGCTTCTTGGCGCCTGGTCTGGCCACACGTTCTTGCTATCGTCACAGCCGATCTGGGTTCGCAACGTCGTGGTCGGTCTCTCCGTCGCTCAGCTGGAGGCCGCATGAGCCTCTTCCCGAACCACGATGAGATTCGTCAACTGAAGACTGTCGATCAGTCCATATTTGACGATTTTGTCGACAACTATCGGCTCAAGATCTCGAAGGCTTTCGGCTTGTCGCCGTCTCGCCCGAGTGGTCACTTCGCCACCAGCTTCATCGTCGACGAATGGTGGGCGTTGAACGAAGCGGCTGAGGATCCCGCGCCAACAACCTGGCGCGATCTGCCACCGCTTGTGTTCGCGACGCCGATCGCATGGGCATTCCTCGCCTTCCTCTCGCAGGTTGTGCGCTGATGCTCATGCCCGTCGAGACCGCCAACAAGACGCCCTGTATCGGCCCGGAGGGCTGCGGCAAGTATGTCGACGGCGAACGCCTGTGTGCTGCTCCACGCTGCATGGGCTGGCGGTGGGGAGAAGACTGCCAGGTCAACGGAGAGGGCAAGTTCTTCAACGGCCGTCTCGTGGCAACCAAAGAGACAGGACCGCTGAAGCTCGTCCATACCGGCTACTGCGGATTGGCAGGACGTCCATGAGCGACGCGCCAACCCAGCCCCCCTCATCTCTTGTCCAGCATTTGGCGAAGAAGAACAGAGCCTGCAAGGATTGCGCGTTCTGCGATCGGAATGCCGCAGGCGATCACATTTCAGAGGAGAAGCATCTCTGCCGCTGTCATGCGCCGTTCATCGGTGGCGATGGATCGAGCGCCGTCGCGATCTGGCCGAAGGTCAAGGACGACGATTGGTGCGGCGAATGGGTGGCTCGGTGATGAGCGACAAGCCATCCGCCATCTCGGTGCAGGTCGATTCGTACGATTTCGATGAGGCGATCGGCTTCCTGATGGACCGCCGTCGGTTCGCTGACGTGCTCACCGGCCGGCGCATCAACCAGGCACTCGACGCCATTACATCGCTGGATGCCGTCGGCGCACAGACCGAGGGATGGTGCGTGGTCTGGCAAGATGCTGTTCACGGCAACATCGTCGTCCACGTCGACGCCGGCCCGAAGCTTCTGGCGCTGTGCACGGACCTGATCGAGGGCCGCCCATGACGGCGATCCAGCCCAACTTCTTCGATGGCGCAAGGCGCCTGCAGATGAACGAGGCGATCGAACTGACGATCGCCAGTCTACAGGCCTATGGCCCGTTGCACGATCATTGGGCCGTCGCTTGGTCAGGCGGCAAGGATTCGAGCGCCACGCTTACGCTCCTCGTTTGGCTCCTCGAGACGGGCAAGGTTGCACGCCCGAAATCGCTTACGATCTTCTACGCCGACACGCGGATGGAGTTACCGCCGCTCGCCATCGCGGCCAAGCATCTGATCGATGACCTCGCCGATCGCGGAATTGAGGTGCGGATCGTCTGCGCTCCACTCGATAAGCGCTTCTTCGTTTACATCCTCGGACGCGGCGTGCCGCCTCCGAACAACAACACGCTCCGCTGGTGTACCAGGCAGATCAAGGTCGAGCCGATGCAGGATGCTGTTGCGGCAATGCTAGCCGACACCGGCGGCTCGGCCTTGATGATCACGGGCGTCCGGCAGGGAGAGAGCGCGATTCGCGACCGGCGCATCGAAATGAGCTGCGGGAAGGATGGCGCGGAATGCGGCCAGGGCTGGTATCAGAAGGCCCTTCCGGAATCGCCGCAGCTCCGTGATCGCATCGCGACGGTTGCGCCGCTGCTGCACTGGCGTGTCTGCCACGTCTGGGAGTGGCTGAAGCATTGGGCGCCCCAGGCGCAGTTTGGCGATTGGTCGACGGCCGCCATCGCCGATGCCTATGGTGGTGACGAGGCCGAAGAGATCAACGCGCGCACCGGCTGCACAGGCTGCCCGCTTGCCCAGGAAGAGCGCGCCCTTGACACCATCCTGCTCAATGAGCGGTGGTCGCACCTTGCTCCGCTGAAGGAACTGAAGCCCCTCTACCGCTGGCTCCGCGAACCGTCGAACCGCCTGCGTAAAGCAGGTGCCGAGCGGTTGAAAGACGGGTCGATCGCCAAAAATCCCCAGCGCATGGGGCCACTCACCTTCACGGCTCGCAAGGAGGGGTTGCGGCGCGTCATCGACATTCAGGGACGCTGCAACCAGGCAGCGCTTCAGCTGGGTCGGCCGACGATCGACATCCTGAATGCCGACGAAGCCGAGCGCATCACGACGTTGATTGCCGTGAAGACCTGGCCTGAAGGCTGGGACGGCACCGAGCCCATCGCCACGATGCCGCTCGACACAGTCTATCAGGACGGCTCTGTGCAGCCGCTGCTGGTGCGATGATGGCAACGCGTCGCCCCGAGCACGAATCGCTGCGCCACGTCGCGCGTGTCCTGATCGCGGAAGCGCGTCGCCGGCGTGGCAACTGGTTCGCCGCCACGCTCCTTCAATGGGCGAAGAACACTCGCAATCGCGCGAATGCCGTCCATCCCAGGCGCTCCAATCTATTCGGCTGGAGTGATGCATGACGCGCGGCCATACGCCCATCGTCGACTACACCGTCGAACATGCCCGCGCCGACTTCGAAAGCGGCATCTATCCCGCTGTGGTCGCTATCCGGCTGGGCGGTGCGAAGACCGAAAGCGACGTCTGGCTTCTCGCTCAGGCTGAGGGTTGGCGTCGACCGGCAGGAGAAGCCCACCCCCCACATGAAAAGCTCGAGGTGGTCGAATGACCGCCACCTTCGACGTGAACAATCGGCCGCCGGCCGGCGCTCCGCCGATGGACGCCCAGCTGCAGAACATCGCAAGTGCGGCGCATCTCCGCGGAGCTGGCCTCGCTCAAAACGGCGTGCACGTCGCTGATCTCGCCGCGGCAGATCTGATGCGGGCGCTTCGCGGCGCCTGGGAACGCTCCAAGACGAACGACGCGCACTCCGTCCAGGTCGCGAATATCGTCCGCGGGGTCGCGACGCGTCTGCAGCAGCCGGGCCCGGTCCTGATCAGCAAGTCGCTCTACGGCATCTGCCGCAGTTATGCGGGCCTCAAGGCGCCGGTCTCGAAGTCCGCGCGGGGTACCAAGTGACCGCCATCGGGCGAACATACCAAGCCTTCCTCGAGAGCAAGTTCGCCTTCCAGTCGGTGAGCGGCTTCGAGGTCGACCGCAAGATCGTGAACCCGCGTCTGAAGCCGCACGTGAAGGGCCTTGTGCCGTGGGCGCTGAAGGGCGGTCGCCGCGGTCTATTCCTGGACTTCGGCTTGCACAAGACGACGCTGCAGATCGAGTTGATGCGGATCATCTCGCTTGTGACGAGCGCCCCGACGCTGATCGTCCTACCGCTGGGCGTCCGGCAGGAATTCTTCGACGATGCCGCGAGGTACTTCAAAGGCAAGTTCTCTGTCCGGCTGAAGTTCATCCGCGGTCCCGGCGAGATCGAATCGGGTGACCAGAGCGGTCCACATCCGGTCTATCTCACCAACTACGAGACCGTCCGGGATGGCAAGATCGATCCCGCGCTGTTCGTGGCGGCCTCGCTCGACGAAGCCGCAGCGCTCCGCGATTTTGGCTCGCTCACCTACCAAACCTTCCTTCCGAAGTTCGAGAAGGTGCTTTACCGGTTCGTGGCCACAGCCACGCCAGCTCCCAATCGCCTGAAGGAGCTGATCCATTACGCCGCCTTCCTGGGCATCATGGATAGCGGCGAGGCGCTGACACGCTGGTTCCAGCGCAACAGCGAGAAGGCCAACGACCTCACGCTTTATCCGCACAAAGAGGACGAATTCTGGCTCTGGGTGCACTCCTGGGCGGTCTTCCTGCAGAAGCCGTCGGACCTGGGCTATTCCGATGAAGGCTACGAACTGCCGAAGTACTCCGTGCACTGGCACGCGGTGCCGTCCGATCACGCCGCGGCCGGCGCAGACCAGGACGGCCAGGGCCTTTTGCTGGCGGACCCGGCGTCGGGCGTCCAGGCCGCGGCGCGGGAGAAGCGATCGAGCCTCGCGACGCGTGTCGACCGCCTCCTGTCGATCGTCGCCGGCGCCAAGGATCCTGCAGCTCAATGGGTGCTCTGGGCAGACCTGAACGACGAACAGACGGCGATCGAGCGTGGCCTGGCCGGAATGGGCCGCACCGTCACGTCATTGACGGGTTCGCAGGACATCGAAGATCGGGAGATCGAGCTCAATCGCTGGAAGAAGCGTGAAACCCTCGACTTCCTGTCGAAGCCCTCGATGTACGGCGCCGGCACGAACCTCCAGCAGGCGCACCTGATGGGCTTCGTGGGCGTAGGCTATCAGTTCCACGACTTCATCCAGGCGTGGCACCGGGAAGTCCGCTTCGGCCAGACGCGCGAGGTCGAGATCCACATCGTGCACTCGGAAGCCGAGGCGCCCGTCGTCGACGAGCTGAAGCGCAAATGGCGCGAGCATGACGAGATGCGCGCCAAGATGGCGGCGATCATCCGTGAGCATGGGCTGGACCATGAGGCCGCGCTCAGCCGGCTGCGGCGTGGCATCGGCGTGAAGCGCAAGGAGGTTTCGGGCAACACCTGGCGCGTCGTGTTGAACGACAATGTCGAAGAGATGCCGAACATCCCCTCGAATAGCGTCGGCCTGATCGTGACGTCGATACCGTTCGAGGGCCAATACGAATATGTCGCCAACTACAGCGACTTCGGGCACTGCTCGAGCCGGCCGGCCTTCTGGCAGCAGATGGATTACCTGACGCCGGAGCTCTTCCGCGTGCTGCAGCCCGGCCGACGCATGTGCATCCACGTCAAGGACCGCATCATGTTCGGCAACGTGACCGGCGAGGGCGTGCCGACGGTGAGCCCCTTCCATGCCGAGGCGATCCTCCACTACCAGAAGCACGGCTTCCAGTTCATGGGCATGATCACCGTCGTGACCGACGTCGTGCGCGAGAACAACGCCACGAATCGGCTGACGTACAAGGAGCTGCGCAAGGACAGCACGACCAAGGGCGTCGGCTCCTCCGAATACGTCCTCCTGATGCGCAAGCCGCAGACCGACAAGAGCCGCGGCTACGCCGACGATCCGGTCACCAAGGATCCGGCGAAGTACTCTCTCGCCCGCTGGCAGATCGATGCGCATGCCTTCTGGCGATCGAGCGGCAACCGGCTGCTGACCACCGATGAGCTGATCGCGCTCGGGCCGGGCAAGCTCGCCTCGTACTTCCCCCAATGGACGCTGCATTCCAAGCCCTACGACTACGAAGCGCATGTGAAACTGGGCGAGGACATCGAGGCGCGCCGGCCGGGCGCTCTGCCACGCACCTTCATGGCGCTGGCACCCGGTTCTGACGATCCGCTCGTCTCAATTCCGAGCAGGCGCGTCGGCGGGTCGAGCTGCACATTTGCCCATTCCAGCTCGATATCGTCGATCGGCTGATCGATCTCTATTCGAACCCTGGAGACCTGGTGTTCGATCCGTTCCTGGGCATCGGCAGCACCGTCGTCAGCGCTCTCAAGAAGGGTCGCCGCGGCGCCGGCGTCGAGCTCAACGAGCAGAGCTTCCCCGACGCCGTGCACTACGCGTGCGCGACCGAGCGTGAGATGTCGGTCCCCGATCTCTTCGGCGTCCCCGACGACGACAAGGAGGCCGCATGAGCGTTTCCGCGCGCGAGTTCGGCAATCTCTTTCTGTTCGGCACGACAGCGGAGCCTGGGGAATTGCCCAAGGACATCACGCTATCGCGTCTGAAGGATTTGTCGCGCGAGGCTTTGGGCGAAGCCCAAGCGTGGACGACGATAAAGGTCGCGCCCGACGTTTTTCGGGCTATCCGCAGTCTTGTGCCCCGTGGTCTTGAGGCGCCGACTTGGAGAGGTATCAAGATCGTCGAAAGCGCATTGCTTCCACCCGGGTTCGGACAGGCTTTCGACGTGCTGGGCAATCCGGTTGCGACGCTTGATATGCGGCCGCGGGAAGAGGCGCGCGCATGAGTCGCCTGATCCGCGTCTTCCCCCGAAAGACCAAGGCGACGCCGGATGACGAACTCGCCCGCTTCGGACCGCCTGATCTGCTTGACGAGGCGGACGAGGTGCACATCTCCGTCACTTTCACGTACGACAAGCCCGCGGCCGAGCTGCTGGCGGAGCAATGGAAGTACGTCGCGCCGGTCAAGGTTGGCGGCGTCGCGTACGGCGATCGCTCGCTCGAATTCATCCCGGGCCGCTACATCCGCCCCGGCTATACCGTCACGTCACGCGGCTGCCCGCGGCGTTGTTGGTTCTGCGGCGTGTGGAAGAAGTGGCCCGAGCCGAACCTGCTGCCGATCCATGAAGGGTGGAACATCCTCGATGACAATCTGCTCGCGTGCCCGCGAGAGCATGTCGAGCGCGTGTTCGCGATGCTGCGCCGGCAGGGCAGGCGGGTCGAATTCACGGGTGGCCTCGAGGCGTTGGCGCTCCAGGATTACCAGGTCGATCTTCTGGCCTCGCTGAAGCCGCGGCCCAACTGCTTCTTCGCCTACGACCCCGGCGACGAATTCGAAACCCTCGCATCGGCCGCGCGACGCCTTTTGGAGGCGGGTTTCACGCCGCAGTCGCACCGTCTGCGCTGCTACGTCCTGATCGGCTTCCCGAAAGACACATTCGACGCCGCCGATCTTCGCCTCCGCCAGGTCCTTGGATTGGGCTTCACGCCCATGGCCATGCTGTGGCGCCCCGAGACGCCGTCCCAAATGAAGTATGCGCCGGACGTCGCCTGGCGCGCTTTCCAGCGTCGTTGGGCCCGGCCGGCAATCATCCACGCGAAGGAAGCGGCATGATCATCGTCCTTCTGATCTTCGTCTTCGTCGGGGCGGCACTCGGCGGCCTATTTCTCATCGCGTTGCCCTGGCACGTGCTGGCAACCATCGGCTACGTGCGTGACCTCACCAACGAGGAGTGCCGCGCGATCTTCCTCCTCAGCGGATGGGCTGGCGTCGTCTGTATCGGGTTGATGTTCCTCATCCTGATCGTGCTCGACGAATGGCACCTCAGCCGCTTGAACCAAGGCACCAAATGAACCTCGGCCGTCGATCGATGTTTGCGATGCCTCTAGCCGTCATAGCTACGACGGTGCCGCGACAGCCGCTTGTTCTTGTTCTGAGCAAGGCCAGGACCGTTACGCTCGATACGACGCGGATTGAGTTCGCCCTCCCGCAAATGGTCGTTCAACTCCGGGTCGTCGTGCAGGCCAACATCGCCCTGGACAAGGCCTTGATCCAGTTCGGGGCATCGGCGCGACGGACGCGCGAGCTCGCCGAACTGCACGACGATCTCGAGTACTGGGCGGGGGAGTCGTGATGGACGCCGATCAGAAGGACCGCATCCTGAAGAGACTTCGCTCGATCTCCAATACGGCGATGGGCGCTCAAGACCATATCCACAACGTCGAGGCCTTTGGCGCACAACTGGAGAGCATGGACGAAGACATGGAGGCCATCGTCAAGATCATGGCCGAGAAGGATCCTGCCTGATGGGCGACACTCGCAGCCTCGGCGCCGGCGGCGCGAAGCGCGGTGGCAAGACGTCGGTCGCCCAACTGCGCGCCGCGGCCGAGCACCTTCTGGGCTGCGCCGTCGCCGACCTGCCGGCGGCACTCGATGCGCTGCGCGACGCCTTGGCGGCCGAGAAGAACGCCACCGTCGGCTACACGCCGGAACCGCTGGACTTTTACTGCGAGGAACAGTGGGTCACCGACCTGCTGTTCGATGCCGAAGAATTCAAGGGAAACATCGTAGATCCCTGCTGCGGTCGCGGCATGATCCTGAAAGCCGCGATGGAGCGCGGTTTCGACGTCCGAGGCTTCGACATCGCCAATCGGCGCGACGTCTTGGTCGCCGACTTCCCGTTCGAGATCATGGGCTTTCTCGACGAGCGCCATCCTGTCGGCGAATGCGACAACATCATCATGAATCCGCCCTACAGCTATCAGAAGGGCATCGCCGAGGTCTTCATCCGGTACGCGCTGACCGTGGCGAAACGCAAGGTCGCAGCGCTCCTGCCGAACAAGTTCAAGTCAAGCAACGGCCGCTACGATCTCTTCAAGAACACGTGCCATTCGCGCACGCATTGGCTGATGAGCCGGCCGAGTATGCCGCCGGGATCCTTGTTGACGACCGGCAAGATCGAGGCGACCGGCGGCAAGGTCGATTACGCCTGGTTCATCTGGGAGCGGGGTTTCACCGGCGCCGCCACCGACAACTACCTCATCCGGCCGGAGAGACTGTCGCGATGAACAAGAACCCCTCATCGCTGGTCTTCTGGAACGACCTCGAGAACGACGGCGAGCTGAAGACGTGTTCGTGGGCGGCCAAGGGCCTGTGGGCCTGCAAGCTGCTGCCGATCGCGGCACGCTCGCGCGAGTACGGTGTGGTGATCATCGGCGACCATCCCTGCATCTGGGACCGGGACCTGCCGGTCGTGCTGGCGAAGATGGCAGGCGGCGGCGACCCGGAGATCGTGAAGGTCGTGGCGGCCAATTTCCTGGCCATGCTGACCGAGCTGGTCACCTCGAAAACCGCTTCCGTGGACGCCGCAGGCCGCCTCGTAAACCGTCGCATGGTGCGCGAGAGCGAGGAGCGCCAGCACATCTCGGAAGTGCGTTCACGGGCCGGAAAACAGGGTGCTGACGCCAAGAAGGCCCGCAAGCAAACCTCAAGCAAACAGGAAGCAAATTCAGGCAGCAACGACCAAGCAAACGGAGAATTCGGAACCTCGGAGGTAAGTGACGGAAATGGCTCGATAAATCCAACTGAAGCCGTCGACTTCAGCAAGCAAACCGAAGCAAACGACGGCAAGCAAAACTTAGCCTTCTTCATGCTTCAAGACTCCAATGCTTCTATTCCCTTTGTAGAAACATCCTCTGTGAAGGGTACGGAGCCGACGTCGAATTCGACATCGACCGGCGCCGCTGGCGCGCCGCCGACCAGCCCGGGAAATCGGCAGCCAGATCTCCTGGAAGAAGATCTCGATCCGCCGCTCAGGATCGACCGGTCATGGGAAGCGAAGGCCGTGGGCCTCTGGAACGAGACCGCCGAACGCGTGAACCGCGAGCTCGGCCGCACCGAATGGCCGCTAGTGCAGAAGATCGGCCATCGTCGCAAGGCCATCCGCGCGAGATTGAACGAGCTTGGCGGTACGAACGCCCAGGGCCTCGAAGGCTGGAAACTGGCTCTCGACAAAGCTTCGAGAAGCCGATGGCTGCGCGGGGAACTCCCGCGCTCGCCCGGTCACGAAGACTGGCGGTTCAACCTGGACACGCTGGTCCGTGAAAAATTCTTCACCAACTTGATGGAAAGACCCGAAGACGATGCCCCCTCTCGTCACCAAGGGTCAGCTGCCGGCAACGACACGGTCCTTGCCGGAGCCCGTGAAGCGCGCGCTCGCCGACACGGTGTGGCTGGCTCATCCTGACGTCCCCTGGCAGCCGCCCGCGCAGCTGCCGCCCGAACCGCTTCTCCGTTCCGCACTCGTGTCGCTCGAGGCGCAAGTAGTTCCCGCGGACGAAGATGCGATCGACTACGTGGTGTCGAAGGTACTGATCACGTACACGACGGCTGGAAAGCTGAGTGACGTCGCCGCCTCGTTGCGCCACGAATCTTGGGTGGATGGGTTGAAAGACCTGCCCCACGACCTTCTGCGGGAGGCGTTCGAGACCTGCGCGAAGACCGCCAAGCCGTTCAAGTTCGTGCCTACACCTGGTGAATTCCGGGCGTTCGTTCAACCTGTTCTCAACAAGCGCCTGACCGAACTGAAGCGCGTCCGCGAGATGCTTAAGATCGCTGAGCCGGAAAAGCCAAAGGCTTTGCCAGCGCCCGTGCGTCGCGCATGGCCAGAGTTCACGCCGGTCGAGAGCGCACGCATGCGTCGTGAGCGGATGCTGAGCCTCGGTCTGTACGAACGTGCTCAGGTCTACGAGAACGAGCTGGCCGGCCTCGAAAACCGCGCACCGGTGAACGTGCAGACGCAGCAGATGGTGCTGTCGCGCCCGGCTGACGAAAAGCCGAAGGAGGTCGTTCGCAAGCGCCAATCGCCGTCCATGGAAGCAGCGCTTCTCCGCGCCTGTGCGAAGAAATACCGCGAGCAGGGAATGGCGAAGACGGCTGATGACTACGAGCGTCGCGCCCAGCTGCTCTACCCGATCGACGATCTCGGCCGGCCGATCAACGCTGTTCCGGAGGCGTCATGAAGTGCGCCGTGCCGTTCTGTCCGAACGATCGCAAGGCGCACGACGGCGATATGCCGGAATGGCTTTGTCGCCAGCATTTCAAGCTGGTCGATTGGCGCGTTCGACGCCTGCACCTCAGGATGGTGCGCTATCAGCACAACGGGATCCTGAGCATTGCCTCGCATCGGCTGATGAAGGTCGTCTGGGAACGCTGCAAACGCCAGGCGATCGAGAAAGCGGCGGGAATCGCATGACGACCTGGACGCACGACGATCTCCAGACCGATCTCGCGAACCATCTGCACGCCGGCGGCACACGGATGGTCTGGACGAACATCGTCATGGGGACAGCTGGCGCGCCGCGGCCTGACGTGCTGACGCTCGATCCGATCTCATGGTCGAACATCGGGTTTCTGGCCTACGAGGTGAAGATCTCGGTTTCCGATTTCCGCTCCGACGTCACGAGCGGTAAATGGCAGCGATACCTCGAGTTCGCGCAAGGCGTCGTCTTCGCCTGTCCGCTAGGCATGATCGGAATAGCTGACGTGCCCAAGGAAGCCGGTCTCATTCATCGAGATGCCGCAACCTGGCGCATGCGCAAGCGCCCAACATTAGGGAAATGGCATCTCGACCAGATCCAGATGATGAAGCTGGCGCGCGAACCGCGGCATCGGCCGACAGTACCGATGACCGAAAACGCGGACACCGAACGCTGGCGCAACGAACGGCTGAATCGCGTCGAAGCACGCATCCAGAGGGAAACGATCGCCAAGGTCGGCGCACGGCTCGGCAAGCACGTCGCCCAGTACCTCCAGGACGTCGCGCATGCGGAGACAGTCGTTGGCCGAGCTCGCAAGGAAGCCGAGGACATCCTCAAGAAGGCCACCGAGCAACGGGAGGCGGACGATGTTGAACTGAACGCTGCCTATGAGCTGTTGGCGCAGACACTCGGGATCGATGGCAGCCTTAGCCATTGGACGATCCGCAACGAAGTGCGCAAGGCCGCGGCACGGCTGACGAAGGACGGCGAAGTCGAGCACCTGCGCGCCCAGCTGCGGATGATCGGCGCGGCCGTCGAAAAGGCGAAGGCGCTGAAGCCGCCGAAAGAGCCGAAGCGGACGGACGCTGCATGACGGCCTATCGCGAGCACCGCATCAGGACCTCGCTCGGCCGATCGGCGGCGGAAACGCCGGAATCGGCGGAGACGCTGCGTGAGCGTGCGGCCGCGGTCTGGCGCGGCCGCCGCGGCGTGATGTTCTTCACTGATCAGCTCGATGCGCTTACCCAGACGGAGCGCGCGACGATCGAGGCCGCTGCACGACGGATATACGGCGAACAGGGAGCAGATAATGGCCGATAAGTCGAAAATCGAATGGACTGACGCGACCTGGAATCCCATTCGCGGATGCTCGCGCCTGTCTCCTGGGTGTGGCGGAGCAAATCACCAAGGCGGCTGCTATGCCGAAAAGATTGCCGCCCGATTCTCTGAGCCGGGGATGGCATTCCACGGTTTTGCCGAGCGCACGAAGCACGGCGGCCGATGGACGGGCAAGATGGCGCTCGTAGCAAGCGCGCTGGATCAGCCGCTTCGCTGGAAGCGTCCGCGCCGCATCTTCGTCAACTCGATGTCAGACCTTTTCCACGAGAATTTGCCGGACGAGGCGATTGATCAGGTATTCGCCGTCATGGCGCTCGCTCCACAGCACACATTCCAGGTGCTGACGAAGCGCGCTGACCGGATGCGACGGTATTTCGATTTCGGGGGTGACTGGCAACGGCGAGTTTCCAAGCGCGCCTCTGGCGCGCTTGTGCAGGCTTTTCTGCCGAACGTATGGCTGGGCGTCAGCGTCGAGGATCAGGAGCGCGCCGACGATCGTGTTCCGCATCTTCTCGCGACGCCAGCGGCAAAGCGGTTCCTGTCGTGCGAGCCGCTGCTGGGGCCAGTCGATCTTCGCCACGTCGCGTCCACCGACGACGGTTACATCAACGCGTTGTCATCGAGCATCGGTCCCAATCTTGACTTGGTCATTGTCGGTGGAGAGAGCGGCCCCCGTTCACGACCTTTCGATATCCAATGGGCGCGCGACATTGTCGCTCAGTGCAAACCAGCTGACGTCGCTTGTTTCGTGAAGCAGCTCGGCGCACGTCCCATCGGAAAAGCCGCTAAGCCGCTTTCGCTCAAGAGCCGCAAGGGCGGCGATATGTCCGAATGGCCCACGGATCTTCGTGTAAGGGAGATGCCGCATGTCATCACGTGAAGAACGCGCCAGGAGACTGGGAATCAGCATTGACCAGTTGCCAGATGGACGCGGGAAGCACGGGCAGCATGCCCGTGGCAGAAAGCATCCGCGTTGGAACGACGGCAAGATCATCAATGAAGATGGGTATGTGAAGCTTCGGGTTGGGGTCGGTCATCCTCTCTCCGACCCAAATGGCTACGCATATGAACACTTGGTCGTCTGGGTAGCTGCTGGCCGTGAACTTCCACAGCCTGGATGCTTGCTGCATCACAAGAACGAAATGCGCGACGACAATCGTCTCGAAAATCTGGAAATGCTCAGTCGTGCCGATCACAACCATCTACACAATCAGGATCGTCGTGATCCTACGACTGGTCGCCTTGTAAGCGACTCTGACGGGGGCCGTTGATGGCCAAAACCGTCGTTCCAGTGTCCTACACGCGCGCGATTGCCGCGGAAGTGGTCGCGCCGAAGCCTGCGGAGAAGAAGTCGCGCAAACCGCGCCGGGAAAAGCCGCCGGTCGACCTGCAGGCTGCACTTCGTCGGCTCGGACCGTTCCCGAAGATCGAAGGACCGTACGATCCACGCATCGAGGATCCTGAGACGCTGGCGAAACAGCAGCTCGATTGGGCGGCCCAGAAAGCGCGCATCGTGAGCACTTGGCGGAAGCGCGCGATGGTCTCGGATGCTGAAGCCGTCCAGGCGCGCAACAACCCCACGGAAGACATCGCCGTCGACCTGACCGATGAACAGAAGAAGGTCCGCAAGAATTCCACGCGCGTGCGGCAGTCCGAAGCCTGGCGCTACAAGCAGCTGACACCTATGCAGCGGCAGGCCGAATCGGAGATGCAGTTCGCCTGGACGGTGCGCACCGCAGGCCTTGGCGCGGCCGTCTCCGGCTACGGACGGCCGCGCGGTGGCGGCGGGGGGTTAGATACCCATGCCGAGGTCGAAGGCTATTGGCGGGATTGGAATCGCGAGGCTCTATCCAGAAAAATCCACGTCGGCGCGGTGATCGACTGCATCGCCGAACCACGGACCCTCAAAGACATCGAAAAGGCCCATAAACTCGACGTCGGCGAGGCCTTGGCGAACTATCAGCGCGCCCTCGACGTCTGGTGCGTGCTGCGTCGCTGGGTTCGTGAAACGCCGCCGCCGGCTCTTGACACCGAGTCGACAGTAGCCGCCTAAAAGGCGCACGATCGTTTCGCGCGTCCGGACCTCAGCCGGAACTGAACCCCGACCCTTGGCAGAGAACGGTTCCACCATCGCGATGAGCCGCCCCGATGCGCCTGCTTCGCCCGCGGCTGACGACCGTCGACACACGCCGGATACGACCGGCGCCAAAGCAAGCCGATCCGTACTACGGCACGCCCGAGCACAAGGCGTGGAGCGCGGCCGTCATCGGCCGCGCGGGTGGGCGATGTCAGGATCCGGCGTGCAAGACGCCGAACCGTACCGGCATGCGTCTGTTCGCCGACCACGTCGTTGAACGCCAAGACGGTGGCGAAGCACTCGATGTCGATAACGGCATGGCGCGTTGCGGATCCTGCCATACCCGCAAGACGGCCGAAGAACGAGCCAAGCGCCACAGTCGGCCGCTGCACACCATCGGCTCGACACACCCGGACTGGATACGACCGAGCCACATCCCGTTGGTGGTGGTGTGTGGTGCACCAGCTGCAGGCAAGACAACGTACGTCGCTCACAACGCTCGACCTGACGATCTGATCATCGACTTGCCTGTGCTCGGTGCGCGCATCAGCGGCCGCCCGCCGCACAGCTGGGGCGCCGAGACGCTGGATGCCGCGCTCCGCGAACGGAACGATCTGCTCGGCCGGTTGTCATGGCGCCACATTCCGTGGCCTGCCGCTTGGCTGATCGTCTCCGAACCGCTCGCCTCGAAGCGCGAATGGTGGGCGGCGAAGCTCAAGCCCAAGGCGATCGTGGTGGTGGAGACACCGGCGGATGTATGCGAACGCCGGATACGAGCCGACGTCGACCGCGCATCGCGCCTGGAAGAGCACATCGAGGCAGCCCACGGATGGTGGGCGTCGTACACGCCACGACTCTCCGAGACGGTCGTGACCGGAGGGTGACCGGCACACGGCGGCGCGAAGCGCCGCGGTGTGCGGGGCATCACGTCGGAACTATCCCGGCCGGCTCATCCGACCACCCCGCTGACCACCCCTGGCCACCCCAGCCGTGTACCGGCCTCGCACTGCGCCTCTCGTACCCACCTCCTTCCCCAAAGCGGCCCGACCGCCGCGCTTCCTCGCAGGCCGCTCATCGGTCATCCCTGCCGGTCGTCCCACAAAGCGCGCCGCACCCCCGGGGCCCTCAAAAACCCTAGAGCCTCAGGCGGGCGGCGACCGCGCCCGACCTCACGCGCGATTTTTTTTCTCCGCCGCCGAATTTCAGGGCGGCCAAATCGAATATTTCCCGAAAAATTGGAGTCCTCGAAATGGCGCGTCGCGGACGGCCCGAATTCAAGCCGACGGGGCCGCAACGCGATCGTGTGAAGATGCTTCGCGCCGACGGATGGCGCACTGAGCGCATAGCCCGCGACCTCGGGATTGATCCGGGCACGTTGCAAAAACACTTCGCTGAGGAGCTGGAGCACGGCGCCGATATCAGTCGCGCTGCGCTGCTCGATCTCGCCTGGAAGGGCGCGAGGAAAGGCAACGCGACGCTGATCAAATGGCTAAGCGACCAACAAAAGACGCGGCAAGCCGCCCTCGAACTCGAAAAGCGGGGCGAGCTTCCGGCCGATCTCGCGGCCGAGCCAAAGTCGCCGAAGCCCGGCAAGAAGGAGTTGCAGAAGGAGGCGGCGACGAAGGTCAAGGGCATCTACGAGACGCCGGAGGAACCGACCAAGCTCCATTGACCTGGGATACGAGCTGCCGGGACTGGGAAGACCGGATCATCCAGCGCCGCTCGCTGGTGCCGCTCGGGCCGCTGTTCGAAGACGAAGGGCAAGCGGCCCTCCGGGTGTTCAAGTCGCTCAAGGTGGTCGACGTTGCGGGCCGGCCGACCTTCGGCGAGTGCTGCGACGAATGGGTGTTCGACTTCGTCCTGCTGATCTTCGGCGCCTACGACAAGAAGGCCGTCCGACGGCTGATCAACGAATTCTTCCTGCTGATTTCCAAGAAGAACGGCAAGTCGACGATCGCCGCGGGCATCATGCTGACGGCGCTGATCCGGAACTGGCGGCGGTCGGCCGAACTGCTCTTGCTTGCGCCGACCCTCGAGGTGGCGAAGAACGCCTGGCAGCCCATGGTCGACATGGTGCGCGCCGATGCCGAGCTGGTCGACTTGCTACACATCCAGGAGAACCTTCGCCAGATCCGGCACCGGGTGACCAACGCGCTGCTGAAGGTGCTGGCGGCAGACACCGACACGGTGGGCGGCAAGAAGGCCTCGTTCGTCCTGGTCGACGAGCTTTGGATATTCGGCAACCGAGCAAACGCCCACGCGATGTTGATGGAGGCGACCGGCGGTCTGGCGTCCAGGCCGGAAGGCTTCGTGATCTTCCTGTCGACGCAGAGCGACAAGCCGCCGGCCGGCATCTTCAAGGAAAAGCTCGACCTCTACCGGAACATCCGCGACGGCAAGATCGTCGATCGCAAGAAGTTCGGGATCCTGTTCGAGTTCCCGGACTACCTGCTCAAGAAGGAAGCCTATCTCGATCCCGAATATTTCTACGTGACCAACCCGAGCCTCGGCCGGTCCGTCCAGGTCGACTTCCTGATCGAGAAGATGGCGGATGCGAAGCGGGGCGACAAAGGCGTCCTGAACATCTTCCTCGCCAAGCATCTGAACGTACAGATCGGAACCAACCTCCGGGAAAACCGGTGGCCCGGTGCCGAGTACTGGGCGGCACGCGAGCTGGAGAACCTGACCTTCGAGGAGCTATTGGCGCGGTCCGAGGTGGCCATCGTCGGCATCGACGGCGGTGGCCTGGACGACCTGTTCGGCTTCTGCGCGCTCGGCCGCTGCAGGGAGACCAAGCGGTGGCTCGCATGGTCGCACGCGTGGTGTCACCAAGGCGTGCTCATCCGTCGCCAGTCGATCGCGCAGGTCCTGACCGACGCGAAGGAGGCGGGCGAGCTTACGATCGTGGACGACGAACTCGACGACGTCTCGCAGATCGTCGCGAAGATCATGGAAGTGAAGGACCGCGGGATCCTCTCCAAGGTCGCAGTCGACGCCGCGGGCCTGGGCGAGCTGGTCGACGCGCTGGCAGCCGAGGACGTGGGCATCACGGAGGAAAACGAACTTCTCGCGGCCGCGCCCCAGGGCTTCGGCATGATGAACGCCATCAAGACGGCCGAGCGGAAGCTCACGAACGGCACGCTCTGGCACTCGCCGTCGAAGCTCATGGCCTGGTGCGTGTCGAACCTGAAGATCGAGCCCACCGCGACGGCGATCAGGGCCACGAAGGCCACCGCCGGCGACGCCAAGATCGATATGGCGATGGCCCTCTTCGACGCCGTCACGTTCATGTCGCTGAACCCCGAGCCCCCGGCGACCTCGATCTACGACGATCCATCGAATTGGGGGCAGCGCAATGTGGCCACTCGCTGACAAGCCCCGCCGGCAAGTCTGGGAACGCATCACACCCACGTTCGGAAACTCTCTCGAGAACCCGTCCACGCCGCTGAGCGCCGCACCGGCGTGGTTGTCGGAAGCTGTGGGCGGCGCGCCGACCTTCGCCGGGGCGCCGGTCAGCGAGACGTCGGCGATGCGCCAGACGGCCGTCTTCTCCTGCGTGGCCATCAAGGCCGGCGTGATGGCGGCGTTGCCGCTCACGATTTACCAGCACACGGACAACGGCAAGAAAGAGGCCGTCAACCACCGGCTCTACCCGCTGCTTGCCCGCGATCCGAACGATCTGATGACCGGCTTCACCTGGAAGGAGCTGATCTTCTCCAACCTCATGCTGGCGGGGAACCACTACAGCGTCATCGAATATGACAACGCCGCGCGCGTGATCGGCCTTCTGCCCGTCATGCCGCAGACCTCGAAGGTCGAGCGGGTCAACGGCCGCAACCGCTATACCTTCCGTCTGTCCGACGGCACGGACCAGGTCTTGGACCAGGAGGACGTCCTTCACATCCCCGGTATCGGCTTCGATGGCATGAAGGGCCTAAGCCCCATCCAATGGGCCGGCCGGCAGCCGATCGGCATCGCGCTTGCGCTCGAGGAGTTCACGGGCCGTATCCATTCGCAGGGCATCCGGTCGACGGGCCAGGTGACGCTGCCGCCCAAGATCACGAAAGAGGGCATCGCGCGGCTCCGCGCCGAGATCGAGGATCTGTACACGGGCAACCGGAATGCTGGGCGCCCGCTGATTCTCGACCACGGCGCCACCTGGAACTCCATGCAGCTGACCATGGAGGACACCCAGACGCTGGAAAGCCGGCGCTTCCAGGTGGCCGACATCTGCCGGCTGTTCCGCGTGCCGCCGTTCCTGGTCGGCGAAAGTGTCCTCTTGGGGCACCGGCATCGAGCAGATGGTCATCGCGTTCAAGATCTTCTCGATTGACACGGACCTGACGCGCGTCGAAGCCGAGATCAACCGCAAGCTCCTCGCCCATCCCTACTACGCCGAGTTCGATCGCGACGCGCTCCAGGCGATGGACGCGAAGGCCATCTCCGAGCTCTACAACTCGGCCATCCAGTACGCTCGCAGGACGCCCAACGAAATCCGACGCCGTGAGAACCTGCCGGACAAGCCCGGCGGCGACGTGCTGTACGGCAACATCAATATGGCACCCCTCGAAAGCCTGCCGATCGGCAAAGCGGGTAGTTCGCCGGCTCCCGAAAAAGCGCCTGCGACGCCCGAAAAACCCCCTCCCGCGGCCTAGCCGCGATCTCCTCTCCATCACCGTCTCATCCAGGAGCGAACCATGTCGGACCGTCCGATCATGCGGGGTGCAACCGTGCCCTACGCCGTCTTCAACCTCGTCGGCGACACGGCCGCAGCGCGTGCCGCCTGGAAGGCGCGGTTCGAGAACCGCAAGCCCCCGACGGAGCCGCGCGCGGCGAAGAAGATCGAGGTGAAGGCCGCGGCCGTCGCCGACACGACGGACATCATGCTCTACGATGAGATCGGTCCATGGGGTATCTCGGCCAAGGACTTCAATATCGCGCTGGCCGGCATCACCACGTCGAACATCTGCGTGCGCATCAACAGTCCGGGTGGTGACGTCTTCGACGGCATGGCCATCTACAACGCGCTGAAGACCTCCTCGAAGAACATCTCGTGCGTGATCGACGGCCTTGCAGCCTCCGCCGCCTCGTTCATTGCCATGGCGGGCTCAACCGTCTCCATCCACGAAAGCGCGATGGTGATGATCCATCGCGCCTGGGGCTTTGCCATCGGCAATGCCGGCGACATGGCCGAGATGGTGACCGTGCTCAACAAGATCGACGGCGAAATCGCCGCCATCTACTCCAAGCAGAGCGGCAAGACGCCGGCCGAGATGCTGCAGCTCATGATCGGCGAATCGGACGGCACTTGGTTCACCTCTACGGAGGCGGCGGCGGCCGGCCTGGTCGACGAGGTGATCGCGCCGGAGGCGGACGAGGACGACGACGACGATCCTGCGGTCGATCCCGACCCGAATCCCGATCCGGACGATCCGGATAGCGGCGATCCCGACATGAAGGCTCGCGTGGCTGCCACGGCGAAAGCGCGTCGGCGTCTCGCCCTCGCCGAAGTCGAGTAGGCGACCCCTCCAGAAATTCCACGAGATGGCGTGCGGGCATCCCGCCCCGCGCTTGCACCGGCCCGCGACCCCCTCGCGGGCCTTTTTGCTGAAAGGAGACGCGGTATGCGTCAGGAAGCCAAGAAGAAGCGGGAAGCGCGCGCCAAGCTGGTCGCCGATGCCCGCGCCATCACCGATTCCGTGAAGGAAGGCGAGCTGATGACGGCCGAGCAGAATGCTCAGTTCGACAGGCTCATGGACGAGGCCGACAAGCTCAAGGGCGAGATCGATCGCCTCGACCGCCTGGTCGACACCGAGACCCATCTCGGGCAGCCGGCCGCACGCGGCGGTGCCGGTCGCGACGCCCGCAACGGCGAGGATCCGGACGAGGAAGAGGTCAAGCGCCTCGCCAAGGCCGAGAAGAAGGCGTTCGGCATCTATCTCCGCCAAGGCATGGGCGCAATGCCGGCCGAGCTCAAGGATCTGGCGTTCAGCAAGTTCCAGAACGCGCAGAGCACCGGCAACGACGCCGCCGGCGGCTACTTCATCCCGACGGGCTTCTACGGCCAGATCGTCGAGGCGCAGTTGGCCTATGGCGGCATGTTGACGCCCGGCCTCTGCAATGCCTTCGACACGTCGACGGGCAACCCGCTGCCGATCGTGACCGACAACGACACGTCGAACGAAGGTGCCATCCTGGGCGAGAACACCCAGGTCACGGAACAGGACGTCTCTCTGGGTCAGGTCACCCTGAATGGGCCGACCTTCACGTCGAAGATCGTCCTGGTGTCCAACCAGCTGCTGCAGGACTCCGCCTTCGATCTCGATTCCTACCTCGCCAAGAAGTTCGGCATCCGTCTGGGTCGCGCGCGCAATCGCCAGTTCACGTCGGGCGATGGCGCGAACAAGCCCCGCGGCTGCATCGTCGCGGCGACCAAGGCTGAGACTTGCGCGTCGGCCACTACGATCGCTCCGGACGAAGTCATCGACCTCGTCCACGCCGTCGATCCGGCCTATCGCCAGGGCCCGAGCACGCGCTTCATGATGCACGACACCACGCTGCGCGAGCTGAAGAAGAAGAAGGACGGCCAGGGCCGCTATCTCTGGCTGGCGGGCTTCGCCACCAAGGAGCCGGACACGATCAACGGCTATCCGTACGTGATCAACCAGCACATGGACCAGATCGCGACCGGCAACAAGACGCTCGCGTTCGGCGATTTCAGCACCTACTTCATCCGCAACATCGGCGGTATCCAGGTGCTGCGCCTCGTCGAGCGGTACGCCGACTACAACCAGACCGGCTTCGTCGCCTTCCAGCGCTCGGACGGCAACCTGATCGACGCCGGCACCCATCCTGTCCAGTACCTGCAGCAGGCCTGATCGGCCGCGGTCCTCGACCGCTGCAGCAGCCGGCGCCGGCGGCGGCCAATCCGCCGGCATCCCCATTTTCGTCCTCGAATCACAGGAGCGCTCAATGCGCGATCTCTTCAACAACATCGATCCCCGGAACCTGTTTCCGCCCAAGGCGGCAGTGACGGACAACACGCCGCAGGTGTCGAACATCATCGATCTCGCCAACTCGCAGGGCGCGCTGTTCGTGCTGATCACCGGCAACGAATCGGACGCCGACGCGACCTTCGCCACCACCATCGCGGTCGGCGACGATCCGGCGCTTGCCGACGGTGCCGCGCCTCCGGCCGGTGACCTGATCGGCACGGCGACGCTCGCGTCCTTCACGTTCGCCGACGACAACAAGAGCCGCAAGCTCGGCTACTGCGGGCCCAAGCGCTACGCGCAGATGACCGTCACGCCGACCAACAACACCGGCAATCTCTTCCTCGCCGGCACCGCGCTGGTCTTCACGAAGGCCGCGCCGCCGCCCAACCCGCCGACCGCCTGACCGGCGCCGGCTGACTGAAACCACGGGCGGCTGCGGCCGCCCGTCCTTTTCCCATCGCGGCGCTGCCGCATCACGGAGTTTCCCATGGACGACACCTACAACGCGCTGGTCGGCATCAACCAGGATGCCAAGCGCATGTTCGTCAAGAGCGGCGGTGTCCTCGACATCGAGTCCGGCGGCGCCTTCCAGATCAACGAGGTCGACATCACCGCGCCGCTGGCGCGCATGGCCGATCCGACGTCCCGCGAAGTCGACGTGACGGCCGCGACGCTGAATGTGACCGCGGCGCTGCACGACGCTCGCACCATCCTGCTCGACCGCTCCGGCGGCGTGGTGTGCACCCTTCCGGCGGCGACCGGCTCTGGCTCGAAGTTCCGCTTCGTCGTGAAGACGGTCGGCAACCCCAACAAGGTGCAGGTGGCGAACTCCAACGACATCATCCAGGGCACGCTGTCGATGCTCTCGGACGACGGCTCGGGCGGTCCCGTGAAGGGCTTCACCGCCGGGGGCGCCGACGACACGATCACGCTCAACTCCACCACGACGGGCGGCAAGAGCGTCGGGGACTACGTCGAGCTCGAGGACGTGGCCGCCAATCTCTGGATTGTGAAGGGCATGCTCTCGGCCTCCGGCGCGGAAACGACGCCTTTCAGTAGCGCTGTCTAAAGGCGCCTGAGCGGCCGATCAATCAGGGGAGGTGACCATGTACGTCCAGCGCATTGTCGTGCCTATCACCACGGATGGAAGCGGCAACGCCACGGTCACCACCCCCGTGATCGACCAGGGCTTCCTGAGCCAGATCAGGTACATCAAGGATGGCACGAACCCGTTCACCAACGGCGTGGCTTTCGCCTGCACGCTGGTGAAGACCGGAGAAGCCATCTGGTCCGAATCGAATGTGAACGCCTCCGCCACGCGCGCACCGCGGCAGCCGACACACGGCACCGATGGGACGCCGTCGCTCTATGCCACCGGTGGCACCCCCGTGCAGGACAAGATCGCGATCGCACAGGATCAGATTCAGGTCGTGGTGACGGGCGGCGGTGCGACGAAAGCCGGTGTCATCGAATTCCTGATCGTCTGAGGCGCGGCCCGTGCGCGCGCCGCCGCTCTTCGAGGTGACCGCGCCGGCGACGGTGGGAAACGCCACGCGTTGCACGACGGCCGCCAACGTGCGGGCTCTCATCGGCTCGCCCACGGGCGACGACACGCTGATCACCAGCCTGATCGACCGTGCGTCCCTCGATATGGCCAACTATTGCGGACTGGCCCGCGACGTCGCCGGGGCGCTTCCCACTTTCGGGAAGGAGACCTGCCAGGCGACCTGGTTCATCGACAGCTTCATGGGCGGCGACCGCGGAATACCGCTGATGCGGCCGCATCCGCTTCGACTGCCCTGGCGCAAGCCGATCGCGATCACGACGGTCACGGAAAACGGCGTCGATCTCACAGAGGGTGTGGATTTCGTGCTCGAAGTCGGCGCGCTCCTCTATCGCCTGATGGCCGATGCGAGGATCCCGTGGAGCTTCGGCAAGATCGTGGTGGTCTACGAGGGCGGCTACGACCTCAGTTCGTCCATCCCTCCCGATCTCGAGAAAGCAGCAATCGAGCAGGTGAAGTACGCCTACCAGACGCGCCGGCGCGACATGGCGCTGAAGAGCGAAACCATTCCGGACATCCGGCAGGTCTCGTACGCCACACCCATGGCCGGCGGTATCCTTGGCGACAGCGGACTGCTCCTTACCGTCGAAAGCGATCTCGCTTCGTACAAAGACTGGACCTCGGCGTGAGCGGACAGGAGACGGCTGATGCCGTCACGGCGGCTCTGGCCGAGGAGGGCGAGGCGATGGTGCTTCGCCGCAGCGGACAAGCAGATCTGCCGATATTCGCCAAACGGCTTATGAAGGCGCGCAGTTCCGGGTCGGACGAAATCTCCAATTCGATGACCGCGACGGACCTGGTCATCAAGATGGGAGACGGCGAGATCGCCGCCGCCGAATGGCCTGGGCCACCTGTCGACGGCGACATCGTGGCGCTGGCCGACGATTCCTACGAATGGTCGGTCAACAAGGTGGACACGCGCCGTAGCGCGGGCGTCACTGTCATGCATTTTCTCTACGTCGAAGGCGCCGGCTGATGTCGCGCAGTTCGGTCACCGCCACGAACATAAATTGGAACGAGAAGGTCGACGGAGCGATCCAGGCTTTCACGATCATGCATGCCGAAAACGCGCTGAAAGCCGCTGTCGCCAAGAAGCAATTCAGTTCTACGCCGACGGTGATCACTGACGGTGTGCCGAACCGGGACTACCATCAGGTGCGGCCCTACGGCCGCATCGAGTTCTCTTCGGTAGGTGGTCGCGCGGCAGTCGCGCGCTGGATCATGGGAAGGCTGATGGCACTCAGCCCTTACGGTCCTGGTCGCCACGGCCACTATCGCGAGCGACACATCTACATGATCAACGGGACGGAGGCGTCGGACGCGGCGCTGGATCGTCTTCAGCCATCGGACACCCTTCAGATCGTCAACACGCAGCCTTACGCGGGGAAGATCGAGGGGCGGGACGCGTTTACCCGGTGGGATGTGAGCAAACGGCTGTCCTGGAAGAAGCACGGCCGAAAGGGCAATACGCGCTTCGGTGTGCGCAAGATGCAGGGTTGGGCCCGCAGCGCCACGCAGGGCGAGAGCAGCCAGGCGCCGAATGGCGTCTACCGCGTGGTACTGGGCGAGGCGGCCCAGCGGTTCGGGAAGACGATCCGGATCGGCTATGCGCCTGTGCAGCTCAGCCTCAACGTCACCGTGTGGGGACAGGAAGGCGGCCCGCGAAGCAAGTTCCGCAAGCAGCCGCGTAAACGCATCCAGCGGCCCCAGATCTACCCCTGCTTCGTCATCACGTCGTTGCAGATGATCCAGTGAGGACGGCATGCCGAGCGGTGATCCTCTGGAAGACGCCTTCCGCGCCAAGCTGCAGGCTGTCATCACCGCGGCGTCCATTCCTTGGCCGCTGAAGGACACGGAGAACACCGGCACGACGGCCAAGCCCTCCGAGTCCTGGATCGATATCGCCTTCGGCACGCCGCAGGAAGGCCGCATGTCGTGGGGAGCGCCGGGCAGCGACTTCTGGAAGGAAACGGGCGAAGTCGAGGTCGGCGTCTTCACGAAGCGCAATACCGGCCATGAGGACCTTGGCACCTACGCACTTGCCCTTCGTAACGCCTTCCGGGGCGCTCAGTTCGGCATGACCACCGGCCAGACGATCAGGATCACGGAAGTGACTCCGATGCAGGGCGGCAAGCTCGATGGTTGGTGGATGCGTTCGGTGGTCCTCAAATACAAGGTCGTCAACATCGGCTGATCGGCACCGTCCGCGCCGTCCCATTCCTTCCCGACCAATCCCGCCGCCCGACGTGCCCCGTCAGGGCGGTTTTTTCGTGCCTAGCCCAGGGAGATGTCCGCCATGGACTCCAGCAACAAAAAGGTCGCCTTCGTGCCCGAGGTGACGCCGGGCACCACGCCGGCGACGCCGTCGTTCCTCATCGTCCGCGACGAGATGACGACGGGCAATCTGAATGCGCCCTTCGGCGAATCGCCGGAGCGTTCCAACGACCGCATGCTGCGCTCGACCTACAAGCAGCTCCATACGCTGCCCAAGAAGATCAGCATGCCCTTCGCGCCGGATGCGGCTCTGGAGGGCCTCTTCCAGACCTTCATGATGGGCACTTGGTCCACGAACGTGCTGAAGAACGGCAGCGCGCTTCAGAGCGGGACGATCGAGGAGATATTCGAAGCGCCGACCGCATCGCCCGGCCCGTGGTTGCGGTCAAAGGGCATGGCATCCGATCAGTTCACGCTCGATCTCACCAACAACAAGGATGGTGAGATCACCTTTTCGATGCTCGGCATGACCGAACTCATGGACACCGCCGCGATCTCGGGCGCCACCTACGCGTCACCCACCCAGTATGAGCCCATCACGCCGATCGATTGCGTCGTGAATTCCTTCTTCGGCATGACGCCCAAGATGGAGAGCATGCAGTTCTCCGGGAAGAACAATCTCCGCCAGATCTACAACTGGGGGTCGGCCGACGTGCAAAAGCTCGGCCTCGGTTCCTTCCGCATAAACGTCACCGCGAAGTTCTATTTCGAGAGTGCGTCACAGTACACGACGCTCGTCACGGGTGATCTCGGCGTGCTGGACATCACCTGCGGCGGCGTCTCGGGCCACAAGTATGAGATCGTGGTGCCCAATGCCAAGGTCTACAACCCGCAGCTCTCCGATCCGGGCAACGACGGCGACGTCGAGCTGACCTGCACGCTGTCGGCGCTCTACGACAGTTCCTCGAACTCGGCCCTCGAGATCACGCGCGCCGTCGCCTGATCTCCCCGACGCATCACACCGCACAAATCAGGAGGACCCGATGGCCAAGGTCAAGATCGTGAAGAGCTTCCATCGCTACGGCGAGGCCACGTCCGACAAGGCGGACAAAAACGTCTCGGGCCCGATGGAGAACTTCGAGGCGGGGTGGGTCCACGACGTCGCCGACAGCGACGCCGCGGATTGGATCGCCAAAGGGCTTGCGGAGGCCGTGGTGGCCGGCGCGGAGGCGCCGAGCGAGCCGCCGTCCGTATCGCCGGATCCTGCTGCCCACTCCTGATCGACTTCTCGGCTCCCGACCAAGCTGAGCTGAGACCGGCTGTCCCGCAAGGACAGCCGTCAGACGCCGTCGTTTAGGCGATGGCGTCGGGAGGACGCCCCTTTGGTCGGGAGGCGTCCTTCCTTTTCCCGACCAACAGAGGGTGAACCATGGCTGGCAATTTCGGCGGCATCGACGCGCTGCGTCGCAACCGCAAGATCGAAGGCGAAGAGGGCATCGATCTCCGTATCCCTAACTCCGAGGTCGTGCTGCACGTGCTGGCAGCGACCGACTCCAACCCCAAATGGCGGGCCCTCAAAGACAAGACGATGAAGGAGGCCGCGCGCCAGGAGAAGGCCGGTGCCTCCGCCGAGGAGCTGCAGAACATCTGGGCCAAGTTGTTCGCGGCGGCCCTGGTGATCGGCTGGAAGAACGTCGTGGATGCCGAAGGCCATCCCGTCGACTTCTCGATCGAGAACTGCACCAAGTTCCTGAGCGCCGGTGAGGCCGACGATGCCTACGACGCTGTGCGGCTGGAGTGCGCCAACACCCAGAACTTCCGCATCGCCCGGAAGGAAGCGATCGTCGACAACGCAAAAAACTGATCGAGTGGGAAGGCAAGCACGGCAGGAAGGTCGCGGGCTGGCTCAAGAGATCGAAACAGGGAGATCAGGCGGCGCGCCGCCATCTCCTCGGCAGGCCCGATCTCGATGAGGAAACCGAGCCGTACTACGGCGTCTTTCACGCCCTGAAACGCGACCGCCCCTACCTGGGCGGCATGGCGGCCTATCCGCTGCCTGTCCCACGTTCGACCATCATCCAGTACCTGCGCCTCGTCCGGCTCGATCCGGATGAGATGCATGAGTTCGTCGAGATCGTGGCGGCGATCGACGACGTCTACGTCGAGATCGAGATCGCCCGCTTGGCCAAGGAAGCCAAGGACGACGCGGCGAAGAGGAAGCACAAGGAACGGGGTGGCGCGCATGGATGAGACCAGCGCTACCCAGACGATTCGGATTGTCGTCGATGCCTCCGCGGCCCGGGCCGGCGCCGACGACGTGAAGGCGGCCCTCAGCGGTGTAGACGCGGCAACCAAGCAGCTGTCGGCCTCGATGGATGCCCTCACGGGCTACCTGAAGGGCATCGCGATCGGCGCCGTCACGGGCTTCCTGTCGGAGATGGCCTCGACGGCGCTGGGAGCCGCCGCGGGCCTGGAAACGCTCTCCCAGCAATTGGGCGTCAACGTCGACTTCCTGCAGGCGTCCAATGCGGCCGCGGCCGAACATGGCGTGAAGCTCGACGCCCTGGACGAGGGCTACGCCCACTTCTCGCGCACGATTGGCGAAGCGCTGCAGGGCAACAAGCAAGCCATCGATCTTTTCAATTCGATGGGCGTGAACATCCTGGACGCCGGCGGGAAGGTCCGGTCGACCGAAGACATCTTCGTCGACTACGCGAAGTCCATCACGAACATCCAGGATCCGGCGCTCAAGGCGGCCGATGCCACGGGCGCGATGGGTCGCGGCGGCCAGCAGCTTCTGCCGGTGATGGCAGAACTGGCCGGCGGCTTCGACAACATGGCGGCGCGCGCGCGCGCCATGGGCACGGTCATCAGCGACGAAGCCATCGACAAGCTCAAAAGCCTCGAGGAGCAGTCCGAGGTCACGAAGCTCAAGATGCAGGCGACGTTCGCCAATGCGGCTGCCGGGCCGCTGACGCAGGTGACTAAGTCGGCCGGCAACCTCATGAGCGCGCTCTCGCCGCCGTCTGACGGCAGCGGCGGTCCACTCGGTGGCATCCTCGGGCTACTCGGGGATATCGGCAGCGGCACGCTCGATGCCGAGACCTGGTTCGTCAACTTCAACAAGGCGCTGTTCGGCAATCTCTCCGCGCAGATGAGCGCCGCGCTGCCCGGCATCCAGCAGGGCATAGACGAACTGGCGGCCGACGTTCAGGGCTTTGTCGCCGGTGTGGGCGCCGCCGTGGGCGGCATCCCCGAGCTCTTCACGGCGGCCTTTACGTCGGCGATGAACGGCATTCTCGGCATCGTATCCGCCGGTCTCAACAAGATCATCGGGCTGCTGAACGGCATTCCCGGCAACAGCGCGCTGTCCCGATTGCTCGGCATCGATTCCCCGATCCCTCTCGTACCGACTTTTCAGTTGGGCGGACCGACCGTCGGGGAAGCGCTCAACAATATCGGTTCGTCCTATCGGACGGCCTTCGACAAGGCGAGGGCGGACTATCTCGCGCCCGCCTATCAGCAGCGGTCGAGCCGCGCGGTCCAGGATGCCGCGATGGCGCGAATGCTCGAGGAAAACGCCCCCGCCGGCAGCGGCGGCAGCGTCCCGACGTCGCTCGGTGTCAGCAACCCCGCGGTGAAGGGCCAGGGGCAGGCGCTCCAGAAGTCGCTCGACAAGATGAATTCGGACGCCCAGGTCGCGCTCGACCAGGCGAATGCCGCTGCGGCCGCGGCCAACGAGGGTGCCGACGCCGTCGCGAACCTCGAGCAGCATTACAAGGACCTGAAAGAGGTCCAGGACGCCTATATCAAGGCGGGCTACACGCAACAGCAGATGGAGACGACGCTCAAGCCCGCGATCGACGCGGAGGTGGCGTCTCTCGACGCCAAGGGGAACGCAACCAGAGCGCTCAATGCGCTGAAGACGCAAGTCATTGCAAATCAGGATGCGACGGAACAGAACAACGAACTTCAGCTGCAGCTGTCGCTTACCGGCCAGACCTCCAACGAAATCCAGCGCCAAGCGGCGCTGATGCAGGCAAACTATAAGGCACAGAAGGACAGCCTCGCCGCCCTTGCCGATGGCAATACAAATGCCGCAGCGGCGGCCCAGCAAGCCCTGCAGGTTCAGACCGACCAGATCAACCGCCAGTACGATCTGAAAGCGGCGATCGATGCCACGCAGAAGTCGACACAGCAGTGGTTGCAGCCGTTCTCGCAGGCCATCAGCGGCATCCAGAACGGCTTCGAGAGCATGTTCGAAACCGTCTTCAAGGGGGGCACGCTCACCTGGCAGACGATGATCGACGACATGAAGAGCATCTGGGTGAAGTTCCTCGCCGAGATGGCCACGACGTCGATCATGCAGGGCATCGTCGGTCCGGTCGTGCAGAGCGTCTTCAGCCCATCGGCGGCCCAGTCACTGGGCTTCGGTGGCGGCTTCAGCGGTCTTGGCTCCATCCTCTCCCCGCTATTCGGCGGCAGCTCCAACGCTCCACAGAACGTCCAGCTTGTGCCGAATGCCGGCGGAGGTTTCACGCTTCAGCCATTTGGAGGCGCTTCGACATTTGGTGGCGGAGGCGGCTTTTTCAGCAACGTCGGCAGCTTCCTTAACACGCCATTTACTGGCGATTTCGCGGGGATTGGTCCTGATGCGATGGCAGGCGTCATTCCTGGCCTGTCTGGCGCTGATGCGCTCAATTATTTCGGCGGTCTAAGCGGAGGCCTCAATCTCACACCGCTTGGCGCGCTCGGTGGCATCGCATCAATTGGCAGTGGCATTTTTCAGATGATGTCCGGTAACGGGAGCGCCGGCAGCATGATCGGTGGTGCAGCTGGCATCCTAGGAGGCGGCCTTTCGCTTCTCGGGCCCGCTCTCGGTCTGGGCGCGGCGGCCGGCCCGATCGGTCTTGGCATCGGCCTGATCGGAGGCATCCTCGGCGGCCTTCTGGGCGGCGGCGGCCCATCGACCCCGCCGATGCCGGCACTCGTCTACGGCTCGACGGGCTTCGGCTACTCCGGCGGCTACAACCTCACGACCACGAACGTGCAGGAGAACGGCGGCGCCGACCTCACGTCGACCGCGCGCTCCATCGCGGGCAGCGTGCTCGCGCTCATCACCGCGGCGGGCGGCACGCTCGATACGTCGAAGGCCTATGGCGGTGGCATCGCCGAGGGCACGAATCACGTCCTGAACGGCAATTCGTGGCAGGCGCAGAACTACACGCAAGGCAGCATCACGTCGCCTTCCGGACAGACGACGTGGCTTGCCTATAACTCGAGCCAGTCGCTGCAGACGACGGCCGAACAGGTGGCGACGGCCCTGTTCGGCAAGGACGTGCTGACCGGCGCCGTGACGGGCGCGATCAGCGCCACCCTCAAGGCGGTCCTGGCGGGACCCGCCGCGCCGACGACGCTGCAGGATATGCAGACGGCCGTCACGAACTCGCAGAAGTACGACGACCTCGTCCAGGGCGACAAACTCACCCAGGCACAGCAGTCGTTCGAGTCGATCAACAACAGCATGGCATCGATCGTCGGCTGGGCGCAGCAGATGGGCCTCGACATCCAGCCGCTGCTCGATGCGCAGGCCCAGCAGCAACAGGATCTGGTCACGAACTTCATGCAGCCGATCACGGAGGGTATCAAGGCCTTCACCGATCCGTTGGGCGCGCAGATCGACCAGATCACGCAGGCGGAGCAGAACGCGGTGAAGGAAGCGACCTGGATGAACGAGAATATCTCGGGCGCGTTCATCGATATGTCGCAGGTGACGACCTACTACACCGACCAGATGACGGCTGCGACGCAGCAATTCTATTCGTCGGCCGTGTCGTCCATCCAGCAGGCCATCGACTCCATGACGTTCGGCTCGCTGTCAGGAGCGTCTCCGCTCGATACCTTCATGGGTGCCCAGGCGAAGTACAACGCCGATCTCGCGGGCGCCGCCACGGGAGACGCGACGTCGATCAACGATCTCGCCACGGCCGCCTCGACGTTCCTCACGGCGGGGCAGGCCTACTACGGGAACACCACGCAGTACTCCGACCTCGTCGATGCAGTGCGGTCGGCGCTGGCGGACGAATTGGCCAACATCCAGTCGGGGAATGTCTCGGGCGGCAGCACCGTCTCGAGCGACGCGGTCAACAGCGTGCTGACCAGCAATTCCGAACTGTCGTCGAAGGTCGACAGCCTGACCGAACAGGTGGCCAACCTGATCGACCAGAACCAGCAGCTCACCACGCAGATGCAGCGTATCGCGGCAGGCGGCCGATGACCGTCGCGTTCCGGCTGCCCCACAACGATATCCTGCCGTTCCCGCGCGTGATGGCGGAGAAGGCCTACACACGATTCCGATGCGCTGGGCCGTCTCGTCCGCGGATCGAAGCGGCTGTCGCGCAAGCCATCGGCGACTACACGGCGTGGATTGCCCGGGAGTTTCCGGCGTTTTCGGTGGCAGAGGTCAAGGATGCGGCTCACGAAGGCGTGGCCCAGCTTCAGCGTCGGTATGTGGAAGAGCTCAAGGCCGCGATGGGCGAGCGCTGAACCATGGGAGACCAGGTAAAGGCCTTCGGGCTGCCTCTGCCCTTTGGCAGCATCGACTATCCCGAGGCGTTCGAATGGGTCGCATACACCGGCGTCGACCCGGCGAACATGGGCTCCTGGGAGGGCCAGGCCTACCTTCTTGCGGTGACTGCTTTTGACAAGGACGGGTCGACGACGCGCGTGGGCGCCCTTCCGTTGCCCTTCGGCGACATCGACCTCATGACGCCTTTCGCCGTCGCGACACGTGGCGCGATGACCACGCTCTACCCGGCCGCCACCATTGGCCGTTCATCTCGGCCCGATGATGTGCCCGCCAATCTCTACGTGCCCGGCAGGCTCGAGCCGGGTTTCAATTATACGGTCGAACTGTTTTCCGGCGCTGATCCTCTGGCGACCGGGTCGAACACCATTGGCATCATCCAGCTCGACGACCCTGAGGGCGAACTCGACGGGCTGATCGGGCTTGGCTGGGACGGCGCCACGCTAACGCTCTATCGGGGCGATCCGGCGGACTACTTTTCTGGCTGGAATGTGGTGGCGCAGGTCACCGCCGCGGGGCTTCTCCACGACGCCAACATCAAGGAAATCCAGCTGCGCGATCTCGCATGGCTTCTCGATACGGCGCCCCTGCATGGACAGATCTATGGCGGCACGGGCGGCATGGACGGCGATCCGAACCTGGCGGGCTTCAACAAGCCTTACGCGATCGGTCATTTCTTCAACGCCACGCCCGTTCCTCTGAACGCCGCACTGGAGATCTACCAGCTCTCGTGCTCGAGCATGCAGAGCATCCTCGCCAAGGATGGTGGCGACGCGCTCACGCTGGACGGCGATGATCCTGACTATGCCACGTTGGCCGGTGCGGCCATCGGCGACGGACACTTTCGCACGTGTCTGGCCCTCGGAATATACCGCATGGGCGGCAAGCCCGTATTGATTGCCACAGCTGACGGGATCGGCGATGCCGACGTGATCAACGGGCATGGGACGCCGCTCACACGCGGGCAAATCTGCCGCCGTATCGCTACCGGCCGGGGGCTGGTTAAGCTCGATGACGTTGCTGGCCTCGACAACGCTTCCTTCGCGGACCTCGACAACAAGCAGCCTGGGCCCTGCGGCTGGTACTGGAACGACGGATCGAACGCATCCACGACCAAGGGTGCAGCGCTCGACACGATGATGCCGGGTTGTCTCGGCTGGTGGTTCATGCGGCTCTCGGGCCAGCTCGCGGTGGGCCAGTGCGAGGATCCGGAGCTTCAGACGGCGGCCTATTCTCTTTCCTTTCCCGCGGAGGACGCGGGCGAAGTTCGGGTCTTCCTCCCGAGCATGACCGACTACAAGCCGCCACGGCAGGCGACCTACATCGGCTTTCAGAAGAATTTCACCGTCCTTCAGACCAACCAGACGGCCGGCATTCTCGATCCCACGACGACAACGATCCTCAAGAACGCAACGCAGTACGCCAAATCTCTCGATCCCTGGGCAAGTTCGTCCTATCCGACGAGTCCGATCGTTCAGGTCGACGGCGCTTTTGCCTTCCAGATCGATGCGCAGGCGGAGGCCGACCGACAGCAGGCCCTGATGCGTGTGCGGCGTGCGCGCTACACCCTGCCCGTCGCGCTCGATCCGGCGGGCGATTTTCCCGGCCGCATCCTCAATCTCGCGAACTATGGACGTCAGGGATGGGGATCGAGCCGGAATTTCCTCTGCTGCGGGATGAACGCTCAGGGCGGCGTCTCTATCGAATTGTGGGGCTGACGGATGGCGCACAAGGTTCTCGAATGCACCCAGGAGACGTCGACGTCGACCGGCGCCGGCGCGCTGGCGCTGGCCGGCGCCACGACCCGCATGCAGACGATCGCCGCAGGCTTGTCGGACGGCGATACGAGCCTGTTCCGCATCGAGAACCAGTCGGCGGCCGAATGGGCCGAGGTCGTGGGCCAGTACGGCGTCGCGGGCAACACGATCACGCCCATTGCGACGCTGCGCTCATCGACCGGCTCGGCGATTTCCTTCTCGGCCGGGACTAAGGTCATTTCGGCGATCGCGCCCGCGACGCCGATCGTGCGGACCGTGCGCACGATCACCTCGGGCACGTCGACGGCCATGACGGCGCTCGACTATGAGCTGGTCATCAACAAGACGGTGTCTGGCGCGCACAGCGTGACGCCGCCGCCGAACATGGTCGACGGACAGGAGTTCGTCGTAAGCGACGGCAAGGGCGACCTCGACGTCGGCGCGAACAACATCACCGTGCTCGGCACGGTGAACGGGCAGACCAACTTCGCCCTGCAGGCCAAATACCAGTCCGTTCGCTTTCGCTGGCGCGCGGCGAGCAACATGCTCAACACCGTCTCGTAGGGGATCGGCGATGAAGATGATTTTCCGCGCGCTGGCCACGATCGCGGCGTCGCTGGCGTTCGCCTCGGCCGCCCTCGGGCAATCTGGTGTGCCGCTGTCGCAGGCCGCTCCGACGTCGTCGGCGCAGCTCCGCAGCATCATGACGGACTCCACCGGCACCGGCTCGCTGGTGTTCGGGACGTCGCCCACGATCACGACACCGACCATCAGCGGCGCGCTGACCTATGGCGGCGTGACGCTCACCGCGGCCGTGACCGGCACGGGCAAGATGGTGCTCGACACCTCGGCCACCCTGTCGTCGGCGACGCTGTCGAGCCCGGTCATCAGCGGCGTCATGGGCTTCGGCGGCACGTCATCGAGCCAGGTCGGCTTGCGCGGCAGCGGCACGACGCTGCAGGTGCGCCTCGCCGACAACAGCAACGATGCCTCGCTGAGCACGGCGCAGCTCACCATCGCCAACGCCTCGTCGCCCGTGACGTGGCAGGCGCGCTCGCAAATCTACTCGCCGGCGGACGGCAAGCTCGAGCTGCTGAATAACGCCGGCACGGGCTTCACGATCCTGCAGATGGGC